ATCGTCAACGTTGACGCTGGTCTCATACCTTTCAAGATGTATGAGTTCCAGAAGGATATGATGTGGAAGTTCCACCAGAACAGATTCAACATTGCGAAACTTCCTAGACAGTCTGGTAAGTCCACGATCGTGACGACTTACCTGCTTCACTATGCATTGTTCAATGAGAACGTCAACATTGCTATTCTAGCAAACAAGGCTGCTACGGCGAGAGAGATGCTTTCTCGTCTGCAGTTAAGTTACGAGAACTTGCCGCGTTGGATGCAGCAAGGTATTGTAGCGTGGAACAGAGGATCACTGGAATTAGAAAATGGTTCAAAGATTATCGCGGCTTCTACTAGTGCCAGCGCTATCCGTGGTATGTCTTTTAACATTGTGTTTCTTGACGAATTTGCGTTTATCCCCAACCATATTTGCGATCAGTTTTTTAGTTCCGTTTACCCGACGATTAGTTCAGGTAAGAAATCAAAAGTAATTATCATCTCTACTCCTAACGGGATGAATATGTTCTACAAGATGTGGAACGATGCCCTTAAGAGTAGAAACGAATATGTACCCACAGAGGTACACTGGTCTGAGGTTCCTGGCAGGGATGCAGCCTGGAAAGAACAGACAATTAAGAACACGTCGCAGAGACAGTTCACACAGGAATTTGAGTGCGAATTCTTAGGATCACAGGACACACTCATTTCTCCTGCTAAACTCAAAGCGCTATCATTTGATACTCCGCTGGTTCGTAATGGAGGACTGGATATCTATGAGCAGCGTAAGGAAGGACACGACTATGTGATGACTGTTGACGTGTCTCGTGGCACCTCACAGGATTACTCTGCCTTCTGTATTTTTGATATCACAGAGTTCCCATACAAGATGGTGGGTAAGTATAGGAATAATGAAATCAAACCTATCTTGTTCCCCAACATTATTGTAGAGACGGCACGTAATTATAACAGTGCTCACATTATGGTGGAGGTCAATGACATCGGTGACCAGGTTGCGGCTATCATTAACTACGACCTAGAGTACACTAACATTTTGATGTGTGCAATGCGTGGGCGTGCTGGTCAGATAATGGGATCTGGTTTCTCTGGTGGCAAAGCACAACTAGGGGTCAAGATGTCCAAGGCAGTCAAGAAACTTGGATGCTCCAACCTCAAAGCATTGATCGAAGAAGATAAGTTGATGATCAGTGACTATGAAACTATCGCAGAACTAACTACCTTCGTTCAGAAGAAAGATTCATTTGAAGCAGATGAAGGATACAACGATGACCTAGTGATGTGTCACGTCATCTTTGCTTGGATGGCTCTACAAGATTACTTTAGAGAGATGACGGACCAAGACGTTCGTAAGAGAATCTATGAAGAACGTAAGAATGAAATCGAGCAGGATATGGCACCGTTTGGATTTATGGATAATGGTTTGAATGAGGAGAGCTTCACCGATGAGAATGGTGATGTATGGACTGTAGACGAGTATGGTACAAAACAGTATGCTGTTGAGTATATGATGCCATACATCTAATGGATATAGAAGAACAGTTTTCTATTGAAGCTGTCCTATTCCGTGATCGGAAATGTAGGACCTGTGGCGAGACGAAAGATCTTGTCGATGGGTTCTATCTTACTAGAAAGAATAGAGGGAATGTTCCCAGTTCTTATTCGTATGAATGTAAGGAATGTACTATCAAGAGAGTAAAGAGTAGGAGAAAGTCTAAAGAACCTGACTGGGCTTATCCTGACTGGTAGTTCGCGCAGTGTTTCCCCACTGAAACGGTCCAAAATAATAAATAAACTTAGACTACACCACTGGATCTTTTCAGGAGAACTATACAAATGGCAGGTCAAGTATCACCTGGGGTCGTTATTAAAGAACGCGACCTAACTAACGCCCGTATTGATAATACAATCGATAACGTTGGCGCTATCGCTGGTCCCTTTGAGAGAGGTCCAGTAAACGAAATGACGAATATCGTCGATGAGAAATCTCTCCTCGACACTTTTGGTGCTCCCAACTCTGACAACGCAGAATTCTGGTTTACCGCTACTAACTTCCTTAGCTACGGTGGTCAACTTCAGGTTGTCCGTGTTGGTGCTAGCACCCTGGTTAACGCTGTGTCTGACAGCGCAACTGCTCAGTTGATCGAGAACGATACTGAGTATGCTACCAACCACTACGATGGTGCTCAGAACTGGCACTACGCTGCTAAGACTGGTGGCGCTTATGGTAACAGCATCAGCGTTCACGTGGTTGACCACGGTCACGACTTCGACCTGACCCTCAGCGCTGCTGCTACCGCAACTGCTGGTAACACCGTCTACGCTTCTACTGGCGCTACTGGTAAGGTCTTCGCTGACCCCGCTGGTGGTACTGCTCTGAAGATCTTCGAGACCACTGGCAACTTTGCTGTGGGTACTGCGAACCTTCTGCTTAAGCAGACTGGTGCTACCTCTACTACCGCTGACGGTGCTATCGCTGCTGGCGATGCAACCATCACCGTTGCTTCTGCTACTGGCATCGCTGTTGGTGAGCACCTGCTCCTGGCATCTGGCGAGATCGTCAAGGTTACTGACATCGCTTCTGCTCCTCAACTTGCTGTTGACCGCGCACAGTTCGGCACTACCGCTGCAGCCGCTGCTGATGGTTCTGACGTCTTTGAACTGACTGCATATGACGTTACCGCTTCGATGAAGTGGTGGGATAACGTCAAACTGTCTGGCACTGACATCAACTGGAATACCCTGGTTGGTCGCCCTGGCACTTCTGCTTACGCTTCTAACTTCGGTTCTAAGTTTGACGAACTGAGCATCGTTGTCCTGGATGCTACTGGTAAGATCAGCGGTACCAAGAACACTGTCCTGGAGAAGTTCCAGAACGTGTCTAAGTCTGCTGGTGCTCAAACATCAGAAGGCGCAGACAACTACTACGCTCACGTCCTCCGCTTCGCTTCCCGTTACCTCTATTGGGGTAAGCACGACACCGCCAACGTTACCGCCTCTTACGGTGGCTACACCACTGGCATCTGGGGTTCTGAGATTGAGAACGGTCGCAACTACACAATGCTGGGTTACCAGTCCTACACCCTTGCTGGTGGCGTGGATGGTTACGGTGTTACTGCTGGCGATCTGACCGCTGGTTACGACTTCTTCGCTGATACTGAGTCCATCAACCTGGACTACATTCTTGCTGGTCCTCTGCTTACTACCCGCGTTGACTCGATCACAGTTGCTCAGAAGTGCATCAACATCGCTTCTAGCAGAAAGGATTGTATGGCATTTGTGTCTCCTTACAAGGCTGCCGTGATTGGTACCCTTGCTACTAGCACTGAGGCACAACGCGACAACGTGATCGACTTCTTCGATGGCGTTGGTTCTTCTACTTCTTACGCTGTGTTCGATAGCGGTTGGAAGTACATCTACGATCGCTTTAACGATACCTATCGCTACGTGCCTTGCAACGGCGACGTTGCTGGTCTCTGTGTCCAGACTGGTGCTAACCTCGATCCTTGGTTCTCCCCTGCTGGATTCAACCGTGGCAACCTGCGCGGTGTGATCAAACTTGCTTACACTCCCGCTAAGTCTGATCGCGACAAGCTGTATCAGGCTCGTATCAACCCGATCTCCACATTCCCTGGTCGCGGTACTGTTCTGTTCGGTGACAAGACTGCTCTCAGCACTCCTTCCGCCTTCGACAGAATCAACGTTCGCCGTCTGTTCCTGACCGTCGAAAGACAGGTTGAGAACCTCGCTAAGAACGTCCTCTTTGATCTGAACGATGAGATCACTCGTTCTTCCTTCTCTAACGCAGTCGGTGGCTTCCTCCGCGAAGTCCAAGCACGTCGCGGTCTGACCGACTACCTCGTGATCTGCGATGAGACTAACAACACTGGCGATGTGATCGACCGCAACGAATTCGTTGCTGAGATCTACCTGAAGCCCTCGCGCTCCATCAACTTCATCACCATCACCTTCGTTGCTACCCGCACTGGTGTTAGCTTCGATGAAATCATCGGCAGATGATCCACTCTTTATTCTAAATAAACTCATAGAGGTATAAAAACCAATGGCAGTCTCAAGTAACGTAAAGGACTTCCTCTCAAAAGTAAGGAGTGGAGTCAAACCCAATCTATTCCGTGTGAAGTTAGATTGGCCGTCTGGTCTGGGTGCTTCCCAGGCAGATAAGGAACTCGGCGCTTTCCTCTGTAAAGCTGCTGCACTTCCCGCTTCCAACCTCGGTGTTATCGACGTGCCCTTCCGTGGGCGCGTTGTGAAGGTCGCTGGCGACAGAACCTTCGACACCTGGAGTGTCACCATCATCAACGATACCAACTTCCGTCTGCGCAACCTCTTTGAAGGTTGGTTGCAAGCGATCAACGCTCACGAAGATAACGTGGCTGCGCTGACCGATCCCGACAACGGTGGTACTGGTTACACCAAGGACCTGATTGTTCACCAACTGGGTCGCTCTGGTGAAGAGAAGCAAGACAACTATGTCAAGACCTACAAACTGTGGGGTTGCTTCCCGACTCAGATCTCCCAGATCGATCTCGCTTATGACAGCAACGATCAGATCGAAGAGTTCACTGTTGAATTCCAAGT